GAAATAGTAGGGACAAGGGGTGAGGCTCCCTCTCGTCTAGACTTTTCTATGTTGTAGCTAGAATAAGTGTTTATGCTCGCAACACCAAGCGCCCAATCCCCGTAACGCTTGGGGAGGTTTGCTGGGTCAGGCACATCACCCTTGATCGCTTGCCTGCCCTCCATCAGAGCGGTATTAGCGCCGCCGACCACAAATATATATGCCAGCGCATTTTTAATCGCCTCTTTTTTATTGCCGCGTTTGTATTCTTCAACCACCAGCCTTTCAATCTGGTCAATTTGCTTGAGAGCAAAAGTCCTAAGCATCCACAGAACACGCAAATTGGGGCTTTCTAAATACCACTTGGGCATTTGCGCCATGTTTGCCGGTTGCAGCCTTGCAATATTGGCGGCGGCAAACTCCGTTACAATTTCGGTTTTGTCGCCCCTCATCAGATCTCGCTTAAGCCTACGCATTTCGTTAGGAGAAAAAGCAAACCCCCATTCTTGCTCAAACCTCCCATCTCTAATTAACTGCTTGCCCTTTCTAAGGGCCGCGTTCATTGACACGTTTTTACCGAACTGATCAATATCTCTGAACCCGCTTTTCTCAAATACTTGATCAGACAAGTCGCTAAATCGCCGCGTCCACTTGCCTGCGCCCTCTTGAAGAAACTCGCCAGTTGTCTGCTGAGCAAGGCCAACATCTTTAACAGTCATATTGACGCCACGCTTGGCAAGCACATCCCTTAATGCGGCAACAGTGTTGTCTGTGCCAAAGTTTACAAACGAGTTAGCAATATCGCCAAGGTTTAAGACGGCAGAATATGGGTTGCCGATTGTTCCCATGTAAGCGGCCTTTCTAAGGTTTGATATCCAGGCATCTGGCCCTCGCTGACCGTATACAACCAAGGTATTCAGCACATCCCCAGCCGCATCTGCCGCCTTCTGGCCCCCTCCCTGAGCCTTGATAACTTCCTGCATCTCAAGCTGTAGCCGCTGACCTGTACGGACCTGATTCTCAAATGAATCCAGCTTGTTCCCTGCTGAGTTGCCGCCCTTAGCTCTGCCCGCTTCACAGCTAGATTGCGGAGGCCCATGCTGTCGTATGCCTCAGACTGCGCTATCGCCTTGCGAATGTGACTCATCGCGGCTATGACCGGCTCCTCGTACTGCTCAATCAAGGTGTCGCCAACTTGAAGCTGGTTACGAGCCTGCTCAAACTCTGAAGTAAACTGCTGGCGGCTGGTCTGGCTCATCTCGCTAGCATAGCCCCCCTCTTTTTTGAAAACAGAAGGCCAATAATAAGGATCATCAGGCAGATCGCCATCAACAGCGCGGCGCAATTCTTTATTGGCTAGCTGTATCTGCTGCTGAACTTGACGCATCCCGCCCAGCAGTTCGTCCGACTGCTCGCCATAGGTTTCTTTTATGTGGGCAACTAGGGCGTCATGTTGCTCCTTACGCTCTGCAAAATTCTTAGCTGGATTCTTTGCTCTAATGTTTGACATGTTCAGAATGCGGCGCTGAATCTCTGGGTCTTGCGCAGCTGTTTTCTGAAAGGCCATGATGGGCGCAGTCTTCATCTCGCCATCAGCAATAGCCTGACGCTTAACAATGTTACCCGCAGTGCGCTGAATAGCACCGCCGTATGCCTTGCTCACCCATTTCTCGCCAAACTTGGCAAGCGGCCTTATGGACTTCATAACAAAGCGGCTGATCTTGCTGGGGTTGTAGCCATCCCCCGTAAATCCCGTTTTATCTGCAAGCTTGCTGTTCTTGGCTCTTAGCTCTTCAAGCGTGGCCTTCCTGAAATCAACAATCTCTCGACCCGTCTCTGCCTCAGCATGACGCAAACGTTTAGTTGAAAGGCCCGTCTCCTCTTGCATTTTGCGGAGCGCCTTGCCGTACTCAGCGCCCTCAAGCGCCTTGCCAGTTTGCCGAGTGTAGTCTTCAGCCACCTCACTAAGATAGCGAGTGGCCTGGTCAATAACTTCATCACTGTCAGAGGTGGGCTTGTTAAGCTCGGCAACCTTTTCCTTTCTAAGCCTTAATAGCTCCCGCTCTTGCTCCGCATTCTTAATTGCATTGCCCTGCATCCTGCCGCCAATAGCGCCAAAGCCACCGCCAAGCAAAGTTGTTGCAAGGCCCAGCTTGCCGCCTGCCAAAAGACGCGCCTCAAGATCGCCTTCGCCTTCGTTAAAGCCGTACAAAAACCCTTCTATTCCAGCCGCGCCGCCTTGCCTAATCGCCCCTTCAGTGAGATTCTTCCCAACGCCAAAAGCCCGGCCTATTGCAGATCCCGCACCAAGCCCCCCAGCAAATCTGGCAGTAAAATCAAGGGCGGGATTATCTTGGGCAAACTCTGCTTCCTTGTTCCGCTCATCAGCAAGAATCGCCTGATACTCTGGAGTCTCCTTGTAGCCCTTGGGCGGCACAAAGAAAATGTCATTCTGTTCCGAAACATAGCGGTCAAAAGCCCTAGACTCATCGCCCTTAAAGCCAAGGGTTAGCGTTTCATAAGCAGCATTCTTTAAGCCAGCAATCTCTGAGCCGACCTCTAAATCATCTACCGCCTGCCGACGCAAAGATTCAAAGCTTGGCCTCAGCTTCTCGTAAGTACCAAGCTCCCTTGATTGCGCCTCAAGCTCTGCAATCTTAGCCAGATCTTTCTCGGCCTTGGCCTCGCGTTTTTCCCTGTCCTTCTCGTAAGCCTGAGAGCGTTGGTCTTTCTCAACAAGCTGACCATCTAGGTCATCGTCCTGCTTATCCCATCCGCTACCAGTAGCAACAGCCATGCGCCGCAGAGACGCAAAAGTTTCAGACAGAGCTTCAGCAGTGCCAAGCTGAACCGATTGCGCTTCCAGCTCAGCTATGCGGTCCAGCCTCTCGCGAACACTCATCGGTCTGGATCGGTGTTATCTTGCATTTCCGCTAGAGCAGCGGCGTTTGTTTGCTCAATAAACTCCAGTTTTCTATCAAACTCCGACTGGTTTTCCTTTCCGCTGACCTGATAAGCAGTCACCTCTTTCATCGCCTCTTCAATACTGCCGCCAGAAGCCAGATAACGCGCTGCCATCTTGAGGGCCAGCCTGCCTGCTTCGGCATCTTCCTCGTCCTCCGAGTCCACGCCCCAACCCAAATTCACGTTTTGCTTTACATGAGCAAGTGCCGCATCTTTGAACAAGCCAAGCACCGCCGACGTAGGCATTTCCGCAGTCTCAAACTGCTTGAGCAAAACGGCCTCGACAGCCTGATGACCCAACTGTGGGCGATTCTGCCCAGCCTTTTGAATAGCAGGGATAGCCGCCTCACTGATTCCCATCTTTCTTAACTCCTCGTCAGTGTAGGTCCACTTGCCTTTTGCCGCCGTGTCCCGAGCCTCTTGAAGCTGTAGCTCTTGGGCTTCTCTTTGCCGGTTAAACGAGTCATAAACACCCACGCGCTCTTCACCAAAGCTCGCAATAAACTTTTCTCTGCCGCCCTCCTGACCAATAAAGCCTTTGGCGGCATTGACGGCCGCCTGATACTGCTTTGCCTCAAGCTCTAGCTCTTGCGCCTCAACTCTGTAGTCTTGGGTTTGTTGCCACTCCGCGTGTTCCTCAGCCGCACGAGCCGCTTCCTCCTTGCTAAGCTCAAACTGCTCCCACGCTCGCTCGTTTCTTTCTTGGGCTAGCGCCACCTCTTGCTCTTGAGCGCGAGTCTGCAAATCAGCCGCTTTCGTTTGCTGACCAATCTGCCCAACCCTGATAGGATCCATTCCCTCAACCGCCGCGCCAACAGCATTCATGCTGGCTTGGAGGTTGGCTAGTTTTTTGTCTCGCACTTTCGGATCAGTAATTGTCGGGTCTTTCAATACGCGCATATACTCATTCTGAAGGCTCGCCACAGAAGACCGACCCATTTGCAAGCGACTCGCCTTTTTGTCAGCAACCTCCTGCTGTTGTTGCTGACGACTAAGCGCCATGTACTGCTTAGCTTCATCATCGTAGCCATTGCGTCTAGCCCAGTTAGCGTACGACTCCAGGCTTTTAGAGTCATCCATCTCCACCTGGGGGGCCATGCTTCTTCTGAACGTATCAACGTATTGGTTTCCCGGCCCGCCCATCTGACCAACAGTGTCGCCAATGCTAGTGAGCATTCCGGTTAGATTACTTGCTTGTGATGTCCCCGCCATGCTTAACCTCCCAGCCCTAAGAGTTTGCCAAGATCGTCAAAAGCCCCAAACAAACCACTGGTTGATCCGTCAGCACCCTGACTGCCCATGTTGTCAAGTATGGAGTCATACAGATTGCCCATCAGCTCACTAGAAACCTTATTCGCATTGACGTTTGCGTTTGTTCCACCCAAGAGCATCTGAGCTAGATAATCTTGGCCTGTTAGCTGGCCCGTTTGAGCCATGCCGGCAGTGCCTTGAGACTGATTAAGCAACTCCATCTGCATCTTCATTGGCATATAAGCAAGCTGGCTTTGGTCAATACCAAGCTGACCCATAGCACTGCCTATCTGTCCCAGCATACTTCCCTGCTGAGTTGCATTAGAAAACGCCTGATTGCCAAGCTGACCAAACTGAGCGGCGTTACTAGCAAGTGCGTTCTCCCTGTCAGCCATATTTGAGTATTGTTGATTGCCTAATTGCCCCTGCTGTGACGAAGCATTTAGCAGGCTAGCCATTTGATTGCTCTGGTTGGCATAGTTCTGATTACCTAACTGACCATACTGACTAGCCATCTGACCAAACATAGATCTCTCACTGTCAGCCTGCTGCATGGCACTCAATGCTGCTTGATTGCCTGCGTCTGCTCTTGCTCTAGCCATTGCCGCATCTTCTGCTGTCCCGCCAAACTGCGAGCCTCTAACGCCTCCTCTTCCCATGGCGTATTCTCTTCCCTGCTGTTGAGCCTGCTGCCGATCAAGGGCTGGGTTTTGAATTGCCATAAGCTGATCAAAGATCTGAGACTGACGCTGAGATGGATCAGCCATAGAACGAGCGGCGGCATCTTGAGCGTTTGCCCCAGCCCACCCCTGATTAGGGTTCATGCCCAGAGCATTGCTGTATAGTTGCTGGCCGGCACCGCCAAATGCCCCGGTGTTTGGATTGACCCCCTGAGAGGCGCCAAGCTGGCCCTGCCCAATGCTGTTCCAATCCACATTGCTTTGGCCAGAACCTTGGCCTAAAGCGGCAGCAAAGGCATTGCCAGCCCCCGCCATGTTGGTATTGCCAGCCGCTTGGTGAGAAGCATCAGGGCCAACTCCAAAGCTAATGCCTCCATCAGCACCAACCGTGGTGCCTCCAAGGCCAGACGTTATGCCATAGCCTTGAAACTGAGAGCCAGTGTTTAGCTCAGTTCCAAAATTCTCAAGGTTTTGCTGTAACTCGTTGCCCAGAGTACGAATATCCCCGGCATTATCGATAGCGCCATAAACACTTCCAATGGTGGCAAGTGGCCTTGCCCAGTCCGCCCAGCCCATTTTTTTCTCCTATACCATTACGCGGCCTACAACCGCATTAATTGAAATCTGCTGCATAGCAAACTCACTGCCCTCAATGTGGCAATCAAACCCAACCCTAAACATTTCACCGCTCCCCGCGACATTGACCTTAGCTGTCTTAGGCTCAGTGGAGCCTTTTGGCTTCTGAGTCTTAGCCATGTACTGCATGGTGTTAGACCCAAAGCCCCAGCGCGAATAAAGAAGCGCCTCGCTATCAGAGAGATAGCTGTAGATCAGGGTTTTAGGAATCATTGACTGCATCAGCGCATTGCCAGATGCCAGCACAGTAGACTCATAACTCATTGTGTATCGTGACGGTTGCGTATATCCGTTGTAAGCCATCAAGCCCCGATCATTACGTCCTGCCAATAACTCTCTGTCTATGTAATCAGAGCGAACTGTTACGCTGTCCCAGAAGTCACAGCCTGTCCACTGTGTCACCCTCAGCCCGCCAGTAGCTGATGGCTGGCCTAGCTGAAAACAATAAGCCGTCTGTGTATTTGGAAATAGACAAACAGCTTTAGACTTTGAGGGCATGTGAAGCAGCCGAACAATGTCCCTGGCTGGCGCAATCTGCTCTCTAATAGCTGTCGCTACATTTAAGGACGGCTCGCTAATAGGAGAGGACTTCTCCTGTATCACGCGGCCCAATGCCCTGACGCCAATTGAGTCAACAAACAAATGATCTGTGCCTATATTGCACATGGCATCTTGATTGAGAAGACCCACACCACTAATGGCGTCATACAATCTAAGCCCATCTTCTGCCGCAGGATCTCCTTGCACGCCTTGATAGATGAGAATGCTTTGCCTACCAAATACAACAAGGAAGCCATTATGGGCTGCTATGCCTTTAATTCTGTCGTTACCGCTGGGCCAGTATTCCCTAACATCGATGATGCCTGCGGTGTTAAAGTTGTCATCTGAAACTGCCTTGCCGTCATACCACTGATGAGGCACAAGAAGATCAGAGTAATAAATAGTGTCATAGTTACCGTTAACGCCACTAACCCAAAGGCGACCATAAGCGGCGCAAGCAATATCCCCATCAATCTCATTTGCAATAACTCCGGTCTCATCCTGCGGGGGCAGGTAATCAGGGTGATCAGATAGCTTGTAGGCATACCCTCTTTCGTAAACCATAACCGGATCGCCTTTAGAGAACACATAAATTGCATCCTTAAAAGGAACAAGCTGAGCATCCGTTACGCCGTGGCTGGGCTGAATGTAAGGAATAGCCTGAAGACTGCCGCCATTTAAGACAGCGCCAACGTATCTGCTGTATTGAGTGAATTCAACAGTCTCCCCAATGTATGAGCTTACGTTGTACTGGGACGAGCCATATAAGCTGTCAGCCAAGGAGCCAACTCTACGCGGGCCTATGCCGACAATACAGAGAGTAGTGTTTGAATCAGAGTCTAGGTTAGTGATTCCGTTGTACTCATCCCTATTGTATTCACCAACGCCATATGCGCTGCGGGGATCCCTAACTAGAGACCTACTACCTCTCTGTGTGTTGTACTCAGAAACGCTATATGCTGAATTGCTGTACTCACCAGTTAAACTTTCAGGGTCTTGGTCAATAGGCGATTGAGTTGGAAAGTCTTGATCAGGCTCAAGCGTAGTAACTCTCACAACATCAAACTGCTCGTCAACGGTCATCTCAAAATCATTGTTGTAAACGTAGTCAGCAAACGCCTCCCTAGAGGCAAGCCTTCCCACTCTATCAATCACGCAGTTATCAGCCCTAAGCGCAAAGTCTGTAGCCTGCTGAAATGGACTGATCTCAGTGTTGAGTCCTTCCCCTCCAACACGCTCCACAGCCATTTGCGTCAAACGAGCCGCCATTAGCCAACACTCCAAATGTACTCAAGGTGTGAGTTACCAACATCCCAGCTAATTGCGTCAGAAAGATATTGCTTAGCCATGGCAAATAACTCCATGCTGGATGCGCCACCAGCCTCCCCCCTTTCTCTAGAAGCATAAGCAAGGGCGTAGTAAAGTATTGGGTCTTCGGGGACAGCAAGCTTATCGGAGTCTTCTTTCAGCCTCTCGGTCTGCGCAAAGCCATAAACCATTAAGGTCTTGTCAGGCGAAGCCGCATAAGCGGGATGGAAGTCCCCATCCACTAAGCCCTCTGGCAGGTTGTAGCGAGAGTCCTTGTAGACGCCCTTGCCATACAATGCGGGGGTTACTCTATAGCGACCATCAAGAACTGCGGTTCCATATTCATAATTGAGATGGTTGAACGTATTATCAGGATAAGGCCACACTTTGAACTCAATAGCGTTGTCTTTAACATTGCCTAAAGAATAGCAATAAGGGTTGCCCTTTTTTTGAAGTTGGGACTCCAGCCATCTGGCGTTAGCCTCCCGCATGGGGCGGCCGCTAACGTACTGCACGTTATAAATCTTTGACTGAGCAGTAGCACCAACAAGCTCATACTTTTGGACATCATGCGCCAAGTCCACAACCCAAAAGGTTCTCAGCGCATTCCAGTCATGACTCCGCTCTACAAATTGCTTGGCATCATTAACAAACTTGCAAATTAGCTTTTGTTGAGGGTCATTGTCATCATGGACAGAGGAGATCTCAACCTCTCTCATTCTAACTAAGACCTCGTTGCACATTTCCAAATAGTTCATCAGATATAATCCTTGAATAAGTCACCGAAGAGGCTGGCCTTTACCTCTGGAAGGGTTTTGTTTCTTGGCTTGAATTGATGACCGGGGAATAGCGGCCCCCACGTTGGCCTGCTCTTGTCTCCAGCGCCAGATAGCATTCCACCGCCACCGCTGCCTCCGTTGCCACCGTCACCGCCGCCGCCTCCACCGCCACCACCATCGCCCCCACCAGTACCTCCTGTGGTGCCGCCAGTGCCTCCACCATCAGTCCCGCCAGACCCCCCGCCTGTCGTACCATCAGTGCCGCCGTCTGTCCCAGAACCCCCTCCAGTGCCAGTGCCAGTACCAGTGCCAGTGCCTGAGTCACCACCCCCGGTGCCAGTGCCATTTCCACCTGCTCCAGTGCCACCTCCACCTGAAGCGCCAGTGCCTCCACCAGTGCCGCCGGTATCAGTGGCGCCATCGCCGCCCCCGCCGGGCGTGTCTGTGCCTGCCCCACCGCCACCAGTTCCAGTTTCGCCACCAGCGCCAGAGTCAGTTCCAGTGGTTGTTCCATCACCGCCATTTCCAGTGGTATTCCCGCTGGTATCAGCCCCTGTGCCGCTGCCCGTTGAGCCGCCGCCACTTGCGCCTTCGCCATTCTGAGCTTGCCACCAAGCGGCTATTTCTGCAGGGGTCATAGTAGAGAAATCAGGTGTCCCTGTATCGCCGCCGCCAGTATCCCCACCACCGCCATCAGCACCAAGTGAATCGTCATTGCCGCCTTCAGTTGACTGACCTCCCGTGGTGCCATCAGGCCCTGTGCCGCCTTTATCGTCAGTCTCCCCACCACCAGGAAGGCCAGTGGAGGTACTGTCGTTATTATCTCCAGTGTCGGTACTGTCGTTATTCTCTCCAGTAGGATTGTTGCTGGTTACCTGATCTTTTATGTCTTCTGGCAATTCATCAACATTAACTATGGTCTTGTTACCCATAGTGTCAGAGGTGTAATAAGTATTAGTGGTTGGATCATAGAAAATATCTAGCTCACCATTAACGCCATAGGCTCCCTCCCCTCCATACACTGTGCCTCTGTAATCAGGGTCATTATTCCAGTTGGGGTTCCTGCCGTAGGTTAGCTCTGTCTGGTTGCCAGTATTGTCAGCAATGCCATTAGGACTTGTGTAGTCTTCTATGTTGTCGTAGACGTTTCCAGTTTCGCCATCGTAGTAGCCGTTGACAGCAACGTAGTTTCCGTTCTCGTCTACGAATCTACCCTCTGCCGTAAACGTGGCGTCCCTGACGTAGAACTCGTTACCCTGAGCGTCCCTAACTAGATACGTTCCGTTAGGCCCGCCGTCTACATACTTGAAATCACCCCGTTGGTGGACAACACCGTCTTCAGAAATGTAGTACGTACCGCCCTCTCTGAAGGCATTCTCGCCGCTCTCGTAGTCAATAAATTCAGGCTGGTTTAAGGCGTTGGGGTCTTTCCACTCATAGTTGTTAGCTTGGATATCCTCAAGATCACTGCCGCTAAGCTGACCGTCACCGTCCTTATCTAGGTCTGCAAAGCTCCCGTAGCTCTTATCGTCTGTAACGCCAAACACCTCATTAGTATTGATGTTCATTACAAGACCATCACCAACAGTCTTGTAATTAGGATTCAGGAAGGGATCTTTGATGTCAGCATTTATGGCCTCTTGTCGCCACTCATCAAGCTCATCCCACTCGGAAAGCTCTTGCTTGGCCTGCTCTGGATCTTTGCCAATGCCAGACAGGTAGCTAGTCAAGAGTGCCGTACCTCCAGCCATAGCTGCCGCCATAGCCGCATCTTTCCAATCAATATCTCCGCTCTGGACAAGCTGTGTAACAAGGCTTATACCGCCAGCTTGCAATGCAGAAGAAAGAATATCGCCGCCGCCAGACATGATCCCATCCCCAAAGTCAGTAATCTTAGTGCCTATATCACCAAGAACCCCTGACCCAGCAAGAGACTCAGACAGCGCCGCCCCGCCATATGCGGTTGCCGCTGACATCAAGGCTTTGCCCCAATCAACTTCTCCATTTTGCATGTATTGAGTAGCAAGATTGCTAATAGCTGATGCCGCCGCCTTGCCACCAGCCGCCCCTAAAGAACCAGAAAGAGCAGGAGCAAGCCCTGCCGTCATAATGTAACTAGCCGCAGCAAATGTTAGCTTGCGGCCCCACTTATCGTCTTCTTTATACCGCTCTATCAGGGAGTAACCAGATCCGTTCCAGCGAAGGGT